CCCATCATGCCACCGTAGCCACCGCCATAGCCAGCAAAAGGACTGAAGCCGCCTATCATGCCGCCATAGCCGCCGAAGCCACCATAGCCGCCCATCATACCAAAAGGACTAAAGCCACCACCATAGGGACTAAAACCGCCGAAACCCAACGAACCTAAACCAAAAGAAAAAGGCGATTGTGTATAAGGCTGTACTTGGGCTATAGCTCCTTGTCTATCTTGGATAGCCTCTTGAATGTCTTGTAAGTTTTGTTGAGGGATTGGGGATATTTCTTGTGCTGGCTGTGGCTCAACACGTTGATTTTCTGGTATTAGCTGTGCAAAGTTGCGTCTTTGCAGGCTATAATTGCCAATTCTGTCCTGTTGAAAAGCATCTGGATTTAATTGGAAAGCTTGTCTTCTCCTCTCTCTTTCCATTCTTTCCGCCATTCCTCCCATATTTGTGTACGTTGGTTCATTGTTGCCCACCTGTTGATTTAAATTTAGATTTAACTGTGGGGCTTGTCTTTGACCAACTTCTGATATTCTGCTGCCATCAAAATTATGGACGCCATCAAAGCCGAAAGCCATAGGCCGCATCATCATTTTAAAATAAACCTCTTACTATCAATGTTACTATACTAGCAACCAAACCTATAAGTAGTCCAATAATTGTTTTTGTGCCAGAGTCTAGCTTGCTGTTGATTTCTTTGACATCGGTTTCAATATCTTCAAATTTGTTGAAAGCAGTTTTCCAGCGTTCTGCACATTCCTTTTCGTGTACTGCCAATTCCAAATGCACATCAGCTGCTGTTTTTCGACTCATTTTTAAATACCATACCTGTTGTTTTTAAGAACTCTCTATGCATGGTTGAATGCTGTAAAAGCTCTTGTAATATGCTCTCATCATAAATTAAACCATGTTTTTCTACAAGGTCTATCCAATAATTTCTGGGCATACAATTAACATGACCGGGGATTTTTTCATTTTGGTTTGCGGTCAATACCAAATACTTGTCGCAGTTTTTTGTTAGAGTTTTAACATAAAAATCTTCGTGCTCTCTGGGGATGTGTTCAGCGACTTCTACTGACCAGACCACATCAAAAGGTTTATGAAAATAAACAGGGTTTTGAGCTAGGTTAATAAGAGCTATGTTTTGTTGGCCTTGCATGACAGTCTCATCAACGTCTATACCAAAAGCTCCCCAACCTAATTTGAGTGCTGCTTGAACTTGACCGCCAGTAGAACAACCAACATCAAGTAAAGATGAACAACCAAGAGAATCTAAATATTTAAGAGCCCCTTGGTCGACATGGGTAATTTGCAGATTGCCACCTGCATAAGAAGGGCGTTCCCAGCCCATTATTTTTTAACTTTAAAATTTAATGCTATCAAGTCTACTAGCTTATATAGTTTGCCTAACCATTCATCATCTTTTTTTGATGGTGTCAATGTAGCAACTATAGAAGCTGCACTTATAATAAGTGAAACTGATATAACTAAATCATAAATCCAATCTAATAAAATCATTATTCTTCTTCCTTAATTTCTTCTACGTTTTCTTGAACTTCTTCGTTGAAGCCTTTGAGTTTCTCTACTACTTCGTTTCTGATTTGCGATACTGCTCCCAATTCAGAACCTTCCCAACAACCTCTTTTTGAAGAGATGTCGATTAATTGCAATACGCCGATATAAAATTGTTTCTCGTCCATATTCTTTCTCCTAATTAGCTTCCGATTACTCTACTGACTGATGATGGGTTTAACTTCTCTGCTATCTGAGCATCAATACCATCTTTGTAAGCTTGTACTTGGTCAGCACCTATCGCTGCTTCGACCCAAGCTTGAACATCAGATTCTGTTAAGTCTGCAAAGCTTGTGAAGTCTGCTAAGTCAGAGACATCAAGCCCTATAGAGCCATAAACTCCTGCTGATAGTGGGTTGCCGTTTGCATCATTATTAGCATCATCAGAGCCATTTAGTCTCCAATGAACCAGATAAACTACGTCAGACTCAGTATTGGCTGGGTCTTGACTGTCAGTGTGGCTGGGATAAGTGTCCACGTTTTTTACATCCCAAGTATAATTAATAGCCATTATTACTGTCCTCCTTTTAATAGCTCTATTTTATCCACAATACAGTACGCAAGATACCAATTTAACTCCAGCATCTGAATTACCTATTGTGACTTTTCCTATTGTTTTACTTCTAATAATATCATCTGATTGTACTTTAGCAGTACCATCGCCATTTGATTCTAATAAATCACCACCATTACAAGCACCAGTTACTTTAACTGGACCAATACCAACGGAAGCAACGACTGGTTTGTTATTCTCGTCAAACTTAGATAATACACCATAGACACGAGCATCACCCTCTACATCAGAAACTTTAATCTTTGCGTGGTCTGCTCTGGTTTGCCCTGCTTTAGAACCAGTAGTATAAGTGTCTAATTCATCTATAGTTGAAACAACAGTACCAACTTCAATATCTGTTGATATGCCTGATGATTCATGTGTGCCTGAAAAACCATTATAAGATACTGTAGCACCTGAAACAGAAATTGTACCTTCTTGTGAACCTGCTTGTCTAAAACTAACCAAATCTCCATCATTTGTTTGTCTACCTATATATAAAGCAGTATTACCATCTCTAAAATGTACTGCTGCACCTGCGGGTGTTAAATAATGTCCTGTATCGGTAGAACTACCAACATCAATATCAGCAGTAGTGCCGATTAATACGTCACCCCCACTATCAATCCTCATGCGTTCTGAGCCACCAACTGTAAAACCTAAATCATTTGAATTTTGTCTAAAAATTCCAGTTGTAGATGTTGAATTAAGTACAAAACCACTACCATTTCCTGCATTTACTTTAATATTTCCTGCAACCTCTAATGGTACTGAAGGTGAAGTTAAACCGATACCTAACCCTGTTGAGGTTAGTCTCATTCTCTCTGTTTCATATGTATTATTGAAAAATGCTAGGTCACTGCCTAACTGTGCAATCCTTGATGAAGATGTGCTATTTTGTAAAACTAAAGCTGTAGCATTAGAACCAAATAAAGTAAGAACTCCTGTATGACCACCGATAGAAACAGGACTACTTGTACCGATACCTACATTTTCAGACGTATCAATAGTAAGAGCAACTCCACTTGATAAATCAGAATTGTTGGCAATCATAAATTTATCAGAATCAGAATCTCTAGCACCAACAGACCAATGAGTTGTGTTATTAACTAAAAAGTTTACAAATGGGTCCGCACCACCTTCACCTTCTATCTGTACTTTTGCTTCTGCACCTGTACCAGTACCAAAGAATGTAGCAACACCACCTGCTGAACTAGATATACCTACAGCTAACCTGCCTGAAGCATCTATCCTCATGCGTTCTGCTGCACTTCCACCTGAACCAGTACCAAAAGTTAAATCAACAGCATTTGTCGCAGCACCTGTAGTTTCAATAGCATTAATAAACGCACCAAGAATAGAGCCTGTTGTAAAGTCTGAATTTGGTTGAAATCCAATTTGTGCTCCCTGATTGGCTACTGTTCTTGCAGAACCATTACGCACCAAAACTGACTTTGCAGGAGTAGTAGTAGTTGATAAAGCCTGAGATATAAAACGAAAATCAAAATTGTTAGTATTACCAATACTTACGTTGCCTGAGCTATCTATCCTCATGGATTCTGTTGAGGCATTGTTAAAAGCTATTTCATAGCCATTATTTGTAACAAAACGTGCTGTTGAATCATCTGCTAAAGCAACACCTAAAGCATTAGTTCCTGAGTTCTGCCACATTTGTGTAAAGTCAGAAGCTGCGTTGGTGAATGTAGCATTAGCATTATAGTTGGTATTAAGAACATAATTAGGACTTGTGGTACCGATACCTACGTTACCTGAGCTGTCGATACGCATGGCTTCTGAGCCACTTGTAAAGAACTGTTGTGTTCCATAATTAAGAAGCAAAGAATCACTTAAACTAGCACTATTCTCTTGTGCTAATTGGAATTTAAGCCTACCTTGACCACCCACTCCTGCATACTGAGCATCTATTAATGCCCTAACACCAGAAGCATTTGTTGAAGCATCTTGTCCTTCAAATTCTATCTTACCTATTGTTTGCCCTGATGTTGCTGTTGTATCAGTATTTTCTATTCTGATTGCTGTGTCGGCTGCTGCTGAAATATGTAATAGTTGGTCAGGACTTGTAGTACCGATACCTACTCTATTGTTGGTTGAATCAACATAAAGAGTAGAGGTATCAAAGGTAGCATCACCTGAAACTGTTAGGCTTGATAGTGTGCCGACTGAGGTAATGTTGGTTTGAGCTGCGGTTGTTAGAGTACCTGCTATATTGGTTGCTGTTAAATCGCCAATATTTAAACTGGCAAAAGCATCTACAACAGCTGCTCCTGCACCTGCTCCGTCTGTATATATGACTTTAACATCACCATTTGGAATCGTTACGTTGGCTCCTGAACCTTGTGATATTGATATTGACTGAGAACCGCTAGTTGCGTTTTCAATCATAAATATTTTAGAAACGGTATTAGGTGCTATTGTTAGTGTTCTGGTTGCAGTCAAAGATACGCCAGACGTTACTTTGACGTAAATACTTCTATAGGGGTCGGTTGAGCCGTCTGCTATTGTTTCTGTTTTATCGGCATCTGTATCAAAGGTTGCAACAGTAGAGTAGCTAAAAGCTTCTGCAATAAGCTCTAGGTTTGTGTTGGTAGAAGTTCCCCAAGTTCCTGACTCATCACCAGTTGCTATTTCTTTTAATCTTAAATCGTTTACGTATGTGGCCATTTATAATCCTCTTTTGTTCTTTTATGTATAACCCATTATGCGACCTCTTTCCAGTTCGGGGTTTGACTATCGTCTATATTACTATAATTAGACGTTTGTGTCGTTGTAATATCATTATAGTTAGGAGTTTGGTCAGTATCAATAAGTCCGTAGACTAAAACTTTACCAACTGCAGCAGTCACTGCTAATCCAGTTAGGCTGGCAATAGCTTCACCATCTACCTCAATATTACCTAAAGCGGTATCTGCTTGAACGCCATTAATACCGACATTAGCTTCTGTTGTGACAGCAACTGTGCCTAAAGCTGTTGTTGCTTCTTGACCAACTAAAGCTGCATTAGCTGCACCGGACACAGAAATACTTCCCAATGCAGAGGTTGCAATTCTTCCATTGACAGGGACATTGGCTTCACCATCTACAGAAACAGTAACGCCACCCAGTGTTGATTCTAAACCACCAAGAGTAACGTTAACAAAAGTGGTGACTGCGGCATCACCTAAAGCAGTGGTAGCTTCTTGACCATTAGGAGACACATTGGCTTGTCCTCTAACAGTAGTTGTCCCCAGTGCCGATGTTGCTTCTTGTCCTGTAAGAGTCGTATTGGCAACACCGCTAATGCTTGGCGAACCAACTGCAGATGTTGCTTCTTGTCCGTTTGGAGTGACGTTGGCTAGACCTGTAACATTTACAGTTCCTAGATTGACAGTAACCGATTGTCCAGTTACAGAGACATTAGCAACACCAATAATATTTGGTGTACCTTCTTGTGCTGTAGCTTCTTGACCTGTCGGAACGACATTAACTTCTGTGGATACAGCAACTGTACCTAATTGTGAATTGGCTTGAAGACCAGTAAGTTCAACAGGAAGTGCGGTGCCCCATGCACCATCTCCCCATGTTCCTCTGCCCCAACCTGTCTGTGTTGCCATGGGTTACCCCCTAGGCAATACGAATTATGGCTGCACCAGATGAGGCTGTTGGGAAAGCAATGGTAAAGTTACCAGCACTTGATGATTTGTTTGAACCAAAATCTATTGCTGCTACTGAATTATTTCCTGCAGCTGTATCGTTATAAATCAAACAGCCACGAGCTGTAATGGTTTCAGAAGCGAATGTTAAATCAGAAAAATCGACAAAACCAACATTAGAAGACACAGTTGGTGTACTGGCTGAAACAGTAAGTGCTCCACCACCTGCTGTATAAGTGTTTGTGCCTGATGCTTCATTAGCTGTAATGTAAGATGCTGTTGACGCATTTAGTGTAGCTCCTGAAGTATAAAGTGCTAATTTAAACGTATTACCACCTGAGGTAGCAAACGTATGTACGCCTTTAAGTAAGTCTCTCTTAAAAGCGTCTGTGATTGTTGATGTTATTGCCATTAAAGTCTCCTAATTAAATCTGCTTCTTCTAGTTTACCTGCTTTTTCTAATCTCTTGCAAATAGTTTGTCTATCTGCCTTGATAGCTTCTATCATATAGAAATGCACAGTTTTTTCAATAGCTTCTTTAAAAGCTTTTGATTGTTCTGCAAAAGGTGAACTATCCGATATTGATATTATTTTGCTCATGCATTTATCAACAAAGTATTCTGGTTTATGTCCACCTTCATCAGAAGTATAAACCTTAACACTACCTAATTGAAATTTTTTGGTTGGTAACATTAGTATTCCTTAGGTTCTGGTGGTTGAGGGACATCGTCATGCCTACCTCTTAAGTAGCTTTGCACTACTGGTTGTTCTGTAGGCAAACTAGACCTTTTTGCTACCTCAAATCTTTCACCATCGGATAAGATAACCAATGGGTCGTCCAGTCGATGATAACCATACAGTTTTTCTTCAGCAGGTACATCACTGTCCATCAATGAGCAATCAGCAGAAATATCTACTTTAATGCCTTTTTCTAAACATTTAGCAATCCAAAACTCAACACAAGCACGGCCAGCTTCAGCAAAATTAATATTGCCTCTGTATGTGTAGTCGCAACCAAAGAAACTAATTTGTTTGGCATTGCCGACATAAGCGTAAGCTACAGCATAAGCCACTGTATTATTAAAGTAATGACACACTGTTTTTGATATAACTTCTTTTAAAGGATAGAGTTGTAAATTTTTTACTCTCTTATCTTCTTCGCAAGTAATTATGGGACAATCATCCCAACAACCATCCATCAATATTCTAGTCATAGCTTTGGCTTGATTGCCAGTAACGTCAGAGTCTAAAAATCTTGATGGTGGGTCTAACATAAATAGACGGTCACATTTGTATGCCGCTGCTGCAGCATTAATGCACCAAGTTTCGTGATATTGAATTCCATGCTGTAAAGCCATGGCATAGTATTTTTGCGTATGACCTAAACCAATAATCGCAATGGATTTACCAGTTAGGTCGGGGACTACGTTGTTTGCGTTCTGAGCCTGTCGTAACGATACTCGTCCTTTGTTCCCCTTGCTTCGGCTTCGTTCTTTAGTCTTGATAGTTCCTCCAAATATCTATCGTTATATAACTTCAATAAATCCGGTTCACCTTTTAGAAACGTATATGCTTCAAAAAGCGAGCCGTACAGTAAAGCGTTTCTTGCATTATTTGAAAGCCAAGTGCCACCTGTTGCTGATGTTAAGCTTTGAGGCTTATAAAAATAATGTAATTCCACATTATAATCACTGTCTGGTACGGGAGCAACTGTTATAGTTGAATCATTTTCAGAGCTTTGATAACCTGCATCAAAATCCGCATAATATTTTGGCAAGCCACGCAATGTTGCATCTGTAGTATCTTCAATGTAATCATTGATAAAAGTAGGATGCTTTTTTTGTAAAAATTTATAATCACCGTTGGAATCTATTACTGCCAAAGAGAATGTCAAAATGTAATCAGAAGGAGCCGAAAGAAATCGGTTTCCTGTTGTTAAATTACCTGTTACGTTTTTTCTAAAGACGTTGAGTTGAACTTCTCTAAGGATTCTGTCTTCAGCACTTATAATAATATCATCAAGAGTGTTTGTGAAGGTTGTTTCGGTAGATTCACAAAAGTTTTGTATTAAAGTTTTAAGTTCTGCTAATGTCATTCTGTTGTTACTGTAATTGTTCCTAGGCTTGATTGTACCTCATATCCATAAAATGAAAAACCAATATCATCAAGGTTTGTAAATACACGACCTAGATTGGCTTCTTTGTCGGTATCTGGTCTTGGCTCATAAAGTGCTACTGGGTCGGCACCAACATCGTTAAGCTCAAGTTGCGGATGTTTTGGTTCATAGCATTCATTACAAACCTTAAAACCTGTCCACTCTTTTTGTAATTCGTGCAAATGATATTTGAAACCGCAACGGTCACATAATCCTTTAGCGTACTTGCCAGCCGCATATGCCATTATGGACTCCTTTGTCTTCTGGTATCAGGACGGATACGGAAACTATTTCTTGGTTCGTCTTGGTCTGCTGCTCTTTGAAACTCTTCTTCATAGATTGCTTTTAAAAACTGCATTCTTTCTGGAGCTCTTTTTTGTGCTATGTAATATGCTAATCCAGCAGCCAAACAAGGGTAAAATCTAAATGGTAATTGCAATGTATCTCTGTTGGAATCAACATCATCCATACGCATTAATCTGTTAACGACCAATTTATCTGTTGAATCGTCTGGTGTTGGATAGACATAAATTTTTGGTGTTATTTGTTTGTCAACGAAATATTGCGATGGTCTGGCTTGTTCTGACTTATTAGGGATATGTAAATATTCGGCACGACCTATACGACTTATTTGTATGTCTGTGTTGGTTGAGTTATTAACTTCTCTAACAACAACGTCTAATACATCAATTACTGCTGTAGGATTGGTACTGTCTAAATCATAGGATGCAGTGCCTGCGACCAAATCTATGGTGGTTTGGCTTACTGTCCATTGGTTAAGACCTCTATTGGCCCATTCAGCTAATAATAAATTTAAAGAACGTCTAGCGGAATCAAGGTCGTAGCCAGTCCTGAGCTCAAGACCACAACGCTCAAATGCTTCTTCTATATAATCAGTTACTTCTAATTCGAAGTTTTTGCTGCCCGATACTGCCATTTATTATTTACGTTTTTTTGCTGAGCCGCCACGTTTTTTCATGACTCTGTTACTCATGACGCTACCGCCACCACGTTTTTTCATTACGCCACGTTTTTTGTTGCTTCTCATTTTGCCACGACTTTTCATAATTGCTCCTATCTGTATTTAGTTTGCTTTCTGCGGCCAGCCATCACAGCACCGCAACCTTTATGATACTTTTTCTTTTCGCCATTTACTATACCGCCGGTTTTCATGTAACCCATTTTGTTACGCACTTTCTTTGGTAGCTTGGCGAGACCTTTGTTTTTCTTTGG